AGCGGCGGCTCTCGAACTTCTCAAAGACCTCAACCGGCACGAGTGACGACCTCCTTTCTGATCAAGCGAAACGCAGTCCGTTGTCCACGCTGGCATCCAGCAGACGCTTGGTGTTCTTGGCCGTCGCTTCCGTGGCGGTGGCGGTGCGCTCGGCGGCATCACCGCCGGTGCCGAGCCCCGAGACGGCCGCGGAACTGAACGTCCCCGTGATGCTGATGCCCTTGCCGATGGCCGCGCCGAGGCCCGACAGCCGGTCCTCGAAGTCGGCCAGCAGATCCCGCTGCGGGCGACCGGGCCCCTTCTCGGCGTCGGCGGCCTCTCGCTTCTTGCGAGCCTCCTCGATCGCAGCCGCGAGCTTCTGCTTGGCGGCGTCCAACGCGGCCTGCGACTCGGCGAGTCCTGCGGCCGTGTCCTTGCGCAGGGCCTCCTGGGCGTTCTCGAAGTCCTGGCCGATGCCCGCGAGCGTCGCTTCGTGCATCGCCGCCGCATCACGGCGCTGCTGCTCGCGCTGCCCCTCGCGGGCGGTCACCGACTGCTGCGCGGCGTTCTCCAACTCGACCAGGCGGGATTCGAGCTGCTGATCGACCGCCTTCTTTGCGGCTTCGACATCGAGCCCGTCATCGAACAGCCCCTGGATCTCCAGCATCCGCTTGGCGACCCAGCTCGACGCCTCCTCCCAGATCATCTGGAATCCCGTGGCGAAGTTGGTCCAGGTCTTGGAAAGGAACGCGGTGGTCTCGATCCACGCGACCTCGAGCGCGTGGAACACGATCTCCGCGGCGGCGAGCGCCCCGTACCACATCGAGTACGCGGTCGAGACGAAGAACTCCTTTGCCCGCAGCCATGCCTTGTTCAGCGCCGCGACGCCCTGCTGCCAGATGACCTTCAGCGACAGCCACAGGATCTCGGCGGCCAGCGCGATGTCGCCGGCGGCGAGGGCGTCGGAGATGCCGCCGACCACTTTGCCGACCCAGTCACGTAGTTCGGTGAACTTCTCCGCGAGCCACGACAGCGCCTCGCCGCCCGCGCCGGTGACGACCAGCAGCGTGCCGCCCAGCGCCACGATCGCGGCGATGGTCAGTCCGACCGGCGTGAGCACAGCGCCGATCGCGGCTCCGATCAGGCTGAACGCCGTGCCGATCCCGCCGATGACGGCGGCCACGATGCCGAGCGCCGCGCCGATGCCCGAGATGATGTAGCCGAGGCCGACAATCGCGATCCCTGCGACCGCGACGGCGGCAGCGACCTTGAGCGCCCAGACCACGGTCTCCTTGTTGGCCTTCACCCACGCCGTGGCGCTGACGACGATGCGGGTGATCCGCTCGGTCAGGTCCTTGATGGTTGGTGCGAGCGCCCCGCCGATGGTAAAGACGCCCTGCTTCAGGACCTTCCAGAGCGTGCCGAGGGCATCGTTGAGTTCCGCAGCATCGCGAGCGGTCTCGGTGCTGACGGTCAGCCCCAGCTTGCGGGCCTGCTCCTGCATCTCGTTGATGCCCGCAGCGCCGTCGGCCATCAGCGGAAGGAGCTTGGTCCCGGCCTTGCCGAAGAGCTCCATCGCCATCGCGGCCCGGAGCGCCGGGTCTTGGATCTGTGAGATCCGGTCGGCCAGCAGCTTGAACTGCTCGTCAGGGGAGAGCTTCGCCATGTCCTGCACGGTCAGCCCAAGCCGTGCGAGTGCCTCGTTTGCCCCTTTCGAACCCTGCGACGCCTCCGTCAGCGACTTCTGCATGACGCGCAGACCGTTTTCCAGCGTCTCCATGTCCGTGCCCGAGAGGTCGGCAGCGTAACCGAGCTCTGACAGGGCCTCGACACTCACGCCCGTGCGGGCGCTCATCTTGTCGAGCGCATCGCCCGAGTCGCTGAACGCCTTCGCGGTGCCGAGCAGCGCCGTGACCGCCGCGACCCCGATGCCCGCCATCTTGGTGCCGATGGACCGCAGCCCCTCCCCGAAGGCCTCGAGCTTCTTCTGGGCCGCCTTCAGGCCAGACGACAGCTTGTCGCTGACGCCCAGCTCAACAAAGGCCCGGCCTGCTCGGATGCCACGGGTGTCGGCCACGGTGAATCAGCCCTTCCTGACGGAGTTCCGCCACAAGAGCGGCAGCTTGGGCCGCTCCTTCTCCAGCGCCGGGGCCATGTACGGCCGCGGAGCGATCCTGACCTTTTGCGAAGTGAGCTTGCCCCCACGCCTCCGGAAGACGACGGTGTCTCCGCCGTGCTCGAGGACGCTCGGTGCCGGGGGGTCGCTCTTCTTGAATCCCACCGGCCCGACGACGACCGAGTCGTTGGGCTTGTCGTACCCGAAGAGGATCAGCCGACGCAGGCTGCCCTCGTGCGAATGGGGCGGGGCCCCGGGAGGAGCCGACCCCTTGCGTTTGCGGATGCTCGTCTTGGCCGCCGTGCGGATGAAGGCGCCGGCCTTGCTGAGCACCTTCCGCTTGGCGTTGTCGACCGCCGCCATGACGACGTGGCGGTCGAAGAACATGTCCTTGATCCGCATGGTGATCACGCGCCGCTGCTCCCAGCGCCCCCAACCTGCCCACCTCCGGTGCCGGCGATGGTGCTGCCCTTCTCCAGGCCCTTGTTGAACGACGCCTCCTTCTCCTTGCGGAGACGGCCCGACCCGATGAACAGACCGACGATGCCGGTGAGTGCCGGAAGCGCCGGCCCGAGCACGGGCAGCCCCGCGACGGTCGGGCCCGCGGTGTCGAGGGCCGAGAGCGTGAGTTGACCCAGCAGCCCGCGGATCTCGCCGGCCTTCTCGATGTTGCCCTTCCACTGCGCGCCGGTCGTCTGCGTGAGGTTGAACCAGTTCTGGTACTCGACCTCGGCCTCGTTGAGGCTCAGCGTCGACGGCAGGCCGGTGGTCTGCTGGATGGTGTTGGGCGTCTTGACCTTGACGATGTCGCCAAGGTCGAGGCCGGCGCACGATGCGAGCAGGAGCGCCAGCAGGATCAGGGCACCGATGTAGACGTAGTGGCGAGTGGACAGGCTCTTCATGCGCGAGTCTCCTTGGCGACCTCCGGCATGCGGCGGTCGATGAACACGTCCTTGAGGACCGACACGTCAACCTTGACGGGCCGGGGGGGGTTGTGGAAGGGGTCGAAGTCCGATGGCTTGAGCAGGCGGGATCGCTTGGGATCGCGGGCGGTGTTAGCCACCACGGACATGACGGCGGCGGCGATCGACCAGTCGTGGCGCTGGCGGCCGTCGAGCATGGCGACCATCTCCCGCAGCGTCAGGGGCCCGGGGTCGAGGCCGAGAGCTCCGGCGCACTGGTAGATGAACTTCCAGACGTCTCCAGCAGTCGGTTCACGAGCTTGTCCAGCTCGCCCTCGCTGGTCAGCGTCTCGATCCGCTTCTCCGTCACGTCGCGGGCCTTCTCCATGACGCGGTTGGTGGCCTGGAGCACCCGCCCGAGGTTGGCCCGGTCCCTCGGGCTCGGGCAGAAACTGATGAGTTCATCCAGCACCGCTCCCGTCGCGGCCTCGATCGCGTCGCCCGCCATCGCCTTGCCGAACTCCTCATCGGAAACCTTGGCAGAGTCAGCCTCGGGCTTGCAGACCGCGTAGACCACATCGCACAGCAGCACCGGGTCACGGATGAGCTTCTCGATGAGCGTCCCCTCGATGACCTGCATGAGGTCGACGCCCGTAAGCCCGCGCACGCGCTTGAGCGTGGCGACGTTGATGTCCACGGTCCAGGTCCGACCCGCGTTGTCCTTGAACTGTCGCATCTGTGCCTCCGTGCTTAGCTGCCGATCCATGAAGGCGCCGTCGCCGAGTAGGTGACCTTGGCGGTCACCGACACGGTGATGGCCTCTTCCAGGGCTTCGCTGCGGCTGAAGTTCGTGATCGAGAAGTCCGCTTGCAGGCCCTGACCCGCGGCCGCGTCGAGGATCTGCAGGCCGATGGGGTCGTTGTTGAAGAAGGCGTTCTTGATGGCGGTGAACCCGGCATCGCCGGTGTCCCAGACCATCTCGAACTCCACGCTCGCCTCCTTGAGGGTGGCAACCGTGGCTCGCCAGCCGTTGTTGGCCCGCGTGGTCACGTCCGCCTCGCCCGCTTCGAGGTTCAGTGTCACATCCCGCGTGTTGCCGAGCGCTGTCCACGCACCCGCGCCCGCCTGGCCGCCCGTCTTGTACTTGAGGGCGGCCTCCATGCCGAGCCTGATTGCCATCGCTGACTCCTTTCACTCGGCGCTGTGGCCGACCACGAAGACCATCTCACCGCCCTTGCTCTTGACCAGCACGTCCGCCAGGTTGACCCGCTCGAAGGAGTACTGCGTGCCCGGAGCGACCTCGATGGGGTCGGTCTTGCCGTCGGTCAGCAGCAGGTCCTGCGTGTTCTTGTGCGACGCGGTGAGCGTGAAGGTGGCGATCGTCTTCTGGGTCGCCAGCGGCTTGAGCTCGTCGGTCATCGACACGCCGAAGATGATGGTGTTGCGCATGGCTACCTCCGCTCTCGGTAGGTGACGCTGAGCACGCTCGTGAACACCCGGTGCTGCTCGATCGCTTCGCTCGACACCACCGGCTCGTTTCTGATCCCGACCCACGCCGCGTCGGGGAAGCCCTCCAGCCTCTGGAACCGCAGGTGATCCGCGATCGCCTCGACCAGCGCGAGCAGCTCATCGATCGCGGCGTCTGCTCCCTCGGCGGGGAGCTTCTTCTGCACGCCCACATCAACGACGTACTCGACGGCCAGGCTGTCACGGGTCGCTGGCGTCATCTGCACCGTGCGCGGCACCACCGATACGCGGAGGTCCTTGAGGTCTTCCAGCGTGAACGCGGGCTGGAACATCCGCACCGCCGTGAGCGGCTGCGTGAAGGTGCCAGCGTTGATGTGCGCCGCAACGGCATCGGCAATGGCGGTGATGGTGCTCATGGCTTGGCACCTTCCGTTGCGCTTGCCGCAGACATCAGTCCCGCCACCTTGCCCTCCAGGTACGAGACGCGGCGCTCCATCGTCTGGTAGTCGACGCGGATGCTGCGGGCCTCGCCGATGAACTCGTCGAGCCGCTTCTCCACCTGCTGGAGCTTGGTGGTCACCACGCCCCATTGGATGGTCATCGCGCCCGCCGCGAGCACGACGGTGACGACCACGCCGGCCCACCGAGCACTGCCGTTCTGTCCGTTGCCTTCTGCCATCGTTACTCCGTTGCGATGTGCTTGGTGTGAATCCGAAGAACCCTGCGGTACGGGTCGCTGTACCGGAACGGCGGCTGCCCTCCGGGCGCATTGACCTCGTACACGAACACAGTTGTTCCGACCGTCTCTCGCACCTGATCGCCCGCTCGCGGGAGGATCGGGCCAGCGCCCAGGTCCAACTCTGCCGTCCGCACCAGGAAGTCCCGCGACTCCACCCGGTGGATCAGCCCGGCGTCGTCGGCCTGCTCGAACTCGGTCTTGCCGATGGTGGCCTGGACTTCCTTCTCGTCCGTGCCACGCCGGTAGAGGATCGGGCATGAGAGGTGCTGGTGACGCTGGGCGTCGAGGAACGCCGCGCCGCGATCGAGCAGGTCGCCCACAGGTGCTCCTTACTGCTGCAAGCGAACGCGAACGATGGTGTCGGCGTCGACCGTGGCTTTCACCGCCTTGCCGATCAGTTTGTTCGCGCCGGCGGCCGCGTTCTTTGTGGCGTTCTGGGCGGCCGCATCCCAGTACGTGAGCGTGCCCGCGGGGATGGCGCTGCCTGCGCCGACCGCTTTGTTGAAGTCGAAGACACCGGTGACGGCGATTGATCCCAACTGGCCCGCCTTGATCGGTGCCTGCGTGATGCCGATGAGGTCGGCCTGCACCACCACCGCGCCGACGAGCACGTCAGCGCCGGATGTGTAGTCGATCGAGCCGCCTTCCTGAACGAACTTTGCTGGTCCTGAAGCCATTCCTGAACCTCCATCTGTTGGTGGGCCATCGGTGTCGATGCCCGATTGCTGATCGATGCCGCTTTGAAGGTCGCCGGGGAGCTCTTCGCCGAGCCCCCCAGCGCCTGTGCTGACCTGCCCGGGCATGGCTTACACCTCGCCCTTGCTCTTGACGCCGCCGCGCGGGTCCTGCAGGTTGACGCCGAAGTCGTGGTACCCACGCATCCGGATGCCGAGCATGTTGAAGTCGGCTTCCGAGCTCTCGACCGTCGGGGCTTCCTTGCCATCGAGGAACGCGACCTCGATCACCGGCAGGTCGTTGGGGTCTGCGAGCAGGTACCACGCCTTGGCGGAGTTGCCGGTGTAGATGGCGTTGGCCAGGTAGCGGCTGACCTCGATGCGGAACTTGCCCTGGTGCGGGTTTGCGATCGGGAACTTGGTATTCGCGGTGGTGTCGCGGAGCTCGACGCTCTTGTAGAGCTGCGTGCCCATCGCCGAGAGCGCCGTCGGCACCAGCATGATCGACGGCATCACGCCGGTGGGCTTGCCGTCGGAGTCCACCAGGTCCATGAACGCCTGCTCGACCTTGGTCAGTCCGTCGATGCCGAGCGCGGTGTCCGCGCCCGTGACGAAGTTCTTGTTGCCGGCGCTGAAGAACGCCGCGTTGTTCAGGAACGCCGTCCAGAAAACGTCGTTGATCTTCAGGCCTGAGCCCCGGCCGAGCTTGCGGGGAACCGTGGTGATCGCGCCGAGGTCATCGTTGATGATGTCGCGGCGATCGATGGACAACATCAGGGCGTAGGTGCTGGCCTTGTTGGTGTAGGTCTCTTCTCCGAGCGTGCCGTGCTTGATCTCGCCACCCGCGCCGATCTCCTCGTACTGGTCCTTGCCGATGAGGCGGTAGCTCGTCACCGTCCTGAAGTCGTTCACGTTGCGGACGGCGCAGATGTTCCGCCACACGCGCTCGACCGAAAAGAACCCCTCGAGCAGGAACTTGTTGGCGACGTTGGAGAGGATGCCGCCGACATCGATGGTGGTCATGCCCGCCTCGATGCCCCGGCCGAACGCGGCCTCGAGCACGCGGCGGCTGTCGCGGAACGTGCGGCCCGTGTAGCCGTTGGCGATCGCGGCCTCGAAGAGCAGCTCCTGCAAGCCCAGACCGCCGTTGAACCGCTT